TCTGCTTACGCAAGATTTAATTTTGCTGCTCCAAACGTAACCACTTTTACATTTTCTGTTACCACCCTTCTCTGGATGGTCTTTATTATGCTGAGACTTGCTAACAAGTCTAAGATTAGACTTACTATTGTTCTTTTTGTTACCATCTGAATGGTGAACAACTTGACCAGACTTAGCATTAGTTTTATTTCTATAGTGTGTCTGACTACTTCCATCTATCCATCTGCCATTTGAGTTTCCACTCCTTGCCATTTTTGGATATGATTTTTTAAGCCAAGCCACTATTCAGTTTCTTCAGGTGATGAAGCCTGTTGCATTCCCTGCATTCTTTTATCAAATTCAGACTTTAACATACCTCTTAATAATTTTTGTTGAGCTTCTGTTTCTAAAACATCTTTTCTAACTTCATTTTCAGCATTTCCAATTTTCATCTTAATACCTGCTTGTACTAATTGACGTTCTAATGTTTCAATAGTTCCATCTTTATCTTTCATAGCTTCTTGCATTGATTGTACTTGACCTTGAAGTTGTGAATACATTGATTTTCTTTCAATGATTTGTTTCTTGTTTCTAATATCTGTTTCACCTATCATAGCAATATCATCAATCAATCCAGACTGGAACCATCTAAAGTATTCTTCTAGTAATGCCCATCTATTTATTGGCATTGTAGCTCCAGCTACTACTCTAATATCAAATCTTGCAGATGAATAATCTTTAAATACTGATATAGCTTGACCATAATCATTATATATTGGAATATTAATTCTTACTTCTTTTTCCTCATCATGTGTTTGACCTGCCTCAGGCTGTGTAATTCTAAATACTTTTTCTACAGAATAATGATGTTGAGCTAACATTTGAAAACATCTACCTAAGTGTTCTAAAGCTGGTTCTACAACACTACCCATCCAAGCTTTAAGTCTTCTAGTACCAAACTCATCATTTGCAAGTAAACCTCTATAAGTCTCAGATTGTTGTTGAGTGAATCCCATCATAGCTGAAGGTACACCTGCTATATATTCCGCATCCCCTTTACCTTCTTGAGTAATTGTAAAGAAAGCATTATTAATAGGAGCTGGCATTACTGGTGTAGGAGGTGTAAATCCTTGTCTATATTTCAACAATGCTCCAGGTGAAGATGAATACTGTTCCCATTCTTCTTCAGGAACAGAACCTTCTTCATACATCCATCTTAGATTTGATGCTAAGTTTGCATTATGTAACATAATCTGATGAGCTTTATTAATCTCTTGCTGTTTTCCTATAATAGGAGTTACAGCGCTCATTGGATATGGTGTGCCTGTATACATATAAGGAATAGGTATAATAGGATATTCTTGCATTTGTATTACTCTTTCATACAAGAAAACATCATCACCAGCTGTACAAGTAAGATGTATCCTATTTTCATAAAATTTTATAGCTTCAATAATCTTAGACTTCATCTCTTCGCTCTTAATAAGAATCTGATAACTTTCTTCTGTCATAACTTGTTGGTCAATGATAGTAGCTGAATCTTGAGCTTGTGATGTCAGTTGCATTTTTCTTTCTTCTATAGCTTGTTGAGCCATTTTTTGAGCTCTTTCTATTTCAAGTTGAGCTCTTTCAGGTATTAATTCACCAGCTTCAGCTGATTGCTGTATACTTAATATCTTTTCTTTTAAACCTACTGATATTTCTTTTTCAGATTCTTCTATCTGAGATTGAACTTCTTCTTTTATATTTTCCATCTGAGCTGGTGATGGAAGAACTTTTATAAATACATTTCTATAAGCATGTTTCTTTTTTGAATATGTTTCATAGTATGGAATAACATCATCATCTTCACCTTCAACAGTTACACCCATTGTAATATCTTCAGGTTGAATTGATTGATAATCAGTAGAAGGTCTTTGTGAAAAACTTACATTATCAGTTCCAGTTGATAATTTTTTTATTTTTGCAGTAAACTCAGGAAACAAATTCATTAATTGAGTTTTAGTTACATTTTTTCTTATAGAGATAAAATTAGCATCTCTAAATAGAAAATCTCTACTAGCTGGGTCTATATATACATCATAAGGGTCAACTCTTTTAAATACAACTTCACCCATTCCTCTATCAGCATCTTTATCAACATCAACCATAATATATCCAATGCCTTTTGTAAGACTATCTAATACTACCTGGCTATATATTGATTTACCATTTGAATGGTACCAACAATAATCAGCTACGTCAGAATGAACTTGAGCGGCATCTACATCATCACCAGTAGCCCCTACAGCTTTCCATCTAGGATTATTAGCTGTAACAAAATATTTCATAATCTCTACAATAGGAGTTACTCTATTAATAGTAAATGTAGGCATTCCAGCTTCATTAAGAGCATCTGTCTCATCTTTTGTAAGTTGTTCGTTTAAATAAAAGTCATATCCTTTTTGACTTAATACTTGCCATCTTTGCCTATGAGAAGAATTTGCCTTATCCCAAAGTTGTTTATTTACTTCAGCTCTTTTTTTATTTGTTAATCTTGCCATTTAAAATAACCTTTTCATAAAGTCCATTATAGAATCTTCTGGTTTCTTTTTTGTTTTAATTTCTTTTAAAGGTGGTAACTCTTGAGGTTCTCTTCTAAGTTCTACCGATTTAGCCCATTCATTTATATCTGGAGCTGGACCTACTTCAGAGTAAAGACGAGCAGATTTTTGAAGTTCTGGGTTATATATATTTTTATTTTCTTCATCTTTTTGAGATTCTTTATAATAAACTCTATCATAAAATTCAAATCCAGGAATTAATTTTTTAGCTATATTATTTATATAACTACCTTCTTCTCCATAATCTATATCCCATGGGTCATATATGCCCATATATTTACCAAAGTCATCTTCACCTAAACTAACTTGATATCTTTCTAAACCAACATGCTTCATAGAGCTTTGAAATCTAGCATCACCTTCTTTTATATCATCACCATGAGGACTGATATTAAAAACTTTTGTATCATTACCTCCTTGTTTAGCTAAAGCCGTTTCTTTTTCCATAACAGGGATATGTTCTCTTACCATATCAAATAATTGTTTTGTCTGAGATTCATCACCATATCTATAGAATTTTTCTTTTTCTTTTTTATTTTTTTGAGAAGATGGAATATATTCACTTTCTTTTATTGTTCCGTATTTTTGAGGCTCACCAATAGCTAACCTTAACATATCCATTCTTTCTGCAACTTTCTGTGGCGGTGGTCTTCCTTTTTTATAATCTCCTTTTTTCCAATTATAATTTCTTACATAGTCTTCTGGGTATACTCTAGAAATCATATCAGATATTTGCTCATCTGAAAAATCATCAGGCATACTACGAAATCTCATCAAAACTGCAAACTTATCTTTTTGTTCATAATCAAATGGATTTACAGAATAGATAACTGCTTTACGCAATTTCTGTGATATGCTATCTTTATTTTTAGATGTAGCCATTTACATTAACCATTTTTTAACAACCTCTACAAAATGTTTAGGGTCACCTTTCCCACCATCTGTATTATAATACTTTTTCCAATAATCAGCTTGACCTTCTATTGTATTAGGCATCCTCTTAGGAACTCTCCAATACTTTATTCTTGCATGAACTATACCAGCTGCAATATTCTTTTCTAGTATTTCTTCCCATAATTTCTCATCATATGTTTGCCAATGTTTTAAATCAACTAATGTTGCTTCAGCGCATTTAGCCATTAACTTTGGTCTATGCTTGAGATAATGAATTAAATTATCTACAGCAGAACTGGGCTCTACCTGCCAGAAACTTCTAGCTGGTCCATCGCCCATCTGTCTAATATACTCATACCTTGATTCAACAATACCAGTCGCTAGAACTAAATCTACGGCTGAGTTACTTGCATACTTATTACCAAGTTTTAAACAAGTATCAGCAACTAATTTTCTCATCTGACTTATACTTATCATTTCAAATTTATCCTTTCTTATTGTACTTCCAATAGTAGATACCATTAGAAGTAAACAACATATTATTTTTTTTAAAATAGATTCTAACTAATTAATTATTATCTACTTTGCACCTGAACCGGGTCCAGATTTTGGCGCAGCACCACCTTTTTTACCACCTGCTTTACCACCTGCTTTTCCACAACTATAATTTCTACCATCCCAAGAAAAAGACTTAGCTCCACCAGCACATTTTGATTTAAATGTAGAACGGAAACTTTTAGCCGCTTCTGTCTTCTTACCGTACTTAACGTATTCACCACCTTTGGTTTTTACTACGCTTTTAGCACCTTTTCTGACAGCTGTTGTAGCCTTAGCTCCAATTTTTTTCTTACGAGCTTTGTCTTCTTTTGTTACTTTAGATAAAGTTGCCGCTGAAGGAGCTCCCATTTTTCTAGCCTTAGCTCTTGTTCTTCCAGCTTTTGTTAGCTTTTCACCTAATACCCATTTATTCTCAGACTTCCTACGAGACCTACGAGATGTTATTTTTGAAACAATACTCTTTTTTCCCATTTTAACCGTTTTCTTAGCTGCAGGTTTCTTTGCCGCTGCTACAGGTTTCTTTCTACTAGCTGCTACTTTTTTCTTATACGCATCCGTATTAGCAAAGTATGGTTTCTTTTTAGCTGCTGGTTTTTTCTTTTTTTCACCACTTGCCATTTTTTACTCCTATTATTATTATGCTACTATCCAATTCTTCGCTTTCTTTTTAGGCTTATACCAACTTAAATCCCTTTCATTCTTCCTTAAATCAGGAGGAAATGCATGCATTTGAGCATAATACAGAGTCTCTATGGTATCATCATGAGCCATTCTAGGTCCAAAAGTAACAATTTCATTTATTAAATCAAACATATTTTCTCTTAAATGTACTGTTCCTG